AAAGCAGAACAAAAGGTCAAAGCAATGATTGATGCAGGTATTTTACCGTCTGATGACGACATCGCAAAACGTGCTGTTGGCGTTCTGCTTGAGATCGCCGAAGGTCCAGACAACGCCAACATTAAGGCTGGCGCTGCAAAGGCACTTTTGGAGTTCACCAAGCAGAAGCCCGTGAACAAGCATGAAGTAAAGGCAGTCGCTGAAGAGTGGCTGGCAAGCCTAGATGACGAAAGCTCAGAAGATACGGAGAAGGTTGAGGGATGACTTTGAGTTTTACTCGAAGCATTCGTTAAAAATCCGCACTAAAGAAGGTAGCGTTACTACCTTAAAGCTTAATACAGCACAGAAGCTACTCTTAGAGGCAGTCGAGCAACAATATGAAAAAGAAGGCAAAATACGTGTCATCATTCTCAAAGCTCGGCAGATGGGTCTGTCAACCATGGTGGGTGGCTGGCTCTACTGGTGGCTCTCTCAGAGACGAGCTCAACGTGGGCTGGTAGTAACACACCACGCTGATAGCACTCGCGCTCTTTTTGATATGACGAGGCGCTATCATGAAAACTGCCCAGAGCCAATTAAACCTCATACTAAGTATTCGTCACGCCGCGAGCTTAACTTCGACATCTTGGATAGCTCGTATGTTGTTGCAACAGCAGGTGGCGAGTCAGTCGCGCGAGGTGAAACAGTAACCTGCGCACACTTGTCAGAGCTAGCTTTCTGGTCGCCTTCTACGGCTGAAGAAAACTTCAACGCCATCATGCAGGCTGTACCTAACTCAAAGAACACAGCCGTGTTTGTCGAGTCTACGGCCAACGGCGTCAGCGGCAAATTTTACGATTTGTGGAAAGGCGCTGTTGAAGGCACCAATGGTTTTATCCCAGTATTCTTGCCTTGGTTTATTCAAGATGAATACCAAGAAGAAACTGGTGACCTAGAGCTTACGCCAGACGAACAAGCACTGGTTAATACACACAATGTTACACACAATCAGCTAGCTTTTCGCCGCAAGAAGATTGCTCAGAACGGTCTTGATCTGTTCAAGCAGGAGTATCCGTCTGAACCAGACGAGGCGTTCCTGACAACAGGCCGACCAATTTTTAATCCTGAGCAACTTGTAAAGATGCTTGACGGCACTCGTGATCCTATCGGCAGATTTGCCTTAGAAGACGACGAGTGGGTCAGACATCCGCGTGGCGAGCTCACTATGTACTACGACGTACAGCCTGGCGAAGCCTATACAATAGGCTCTGACGTAGCGATGGGTATCAGAGGCGGCGACTATTCTGTCGCACAAATCCTAGACAGCAAGAAGCGCCAGGTTGGTGTTTATCGTGCGCACGTACATCCAGATTATTTTGCGGATGTGCTGCTGCGTCTTGGTGAGTTTTACAACGACGCATACATCATTTGCGAAAGCAACTCACACGGTTTGTTGACCTGTACTCGTTTGTACAAAGACTACAATTACTCAAACTTTCATACTGAAGTTGTAGTCGACAAAATCAGCGACAAGGAAACCGTAAAGCTTGGCTTTGCGACCACCGCAAAAAGCAAGCCGCTTGTTATTAACGAGCTGCGTGCTGGCTTGCGTATGGATGAGCTTGAGCTCAACGACAAAGTCACCATACGCGAAATGCTGACGTACATCGAAACTGAAACAGGAGCAATGGAGGCAGAAGCCGGGTGCCATGACGACTGCGTTATGTCGCTAGCTTTTGCAAACTACGCACACCAGCAAGGTTGGGAACCTGTACCCATTTACGACGATTATTATAGTGAGGCAATCTAATGGCTGAGACATTCACAGCACTGACCGAAGATGAGCTGCTAAGTCTCGTTCGCGACGAGATCAAAGGCTCTATCGGTTACTCCGATGGCGATCTTAGCCATGAGCGCCAGCAAATGCAGCGCTACTACCACGCTGAGCTGCCTGAGCGGCAAAGCAATGGTAATAGCTCGTATGTGTCGCAAGACGTGTACGACGCAGTTGAAGGCTTGAAAGCCGTTCTACTTGAAACATTTTCCGCAGGCACTGATGTAGTGCAATTTAGCCCACAAGGGCCAGAAGACGTTGAGACAGCTACAGTCTGTACTACCTACACCAACTACATAATTCATCGCCAGAACGATGGTTTTGGTGTGTACCGCGATGTTATTCACGACGGCCTAATGGCGCGTAACGGCATTGCTAAGGTGTACTGGGACAACGCAATAGACTCAGTTGAAGAAGACTTTGAAGGTTTGACTGCAGACGAGCTAGATATGCTTGCTGCAGATCCGACAGTTGACACCATCAGAAACCTCAATGAAGGCGAAGACGGCTACATGTCTGGCACGATCGTCAAGACAGTCGATAAGTCGCAAGTGCGCATTGATATAGTGCCGCCCGAAGAGTTTATCATTAACCCAATGTCAACCAGCATTGATGACGGCTTTGTTGCTCATCGCCGCACAATGCGCAAGGCAGATCTTATTGCAATGGGCTTTGACCCAGACGTCGTTGAGCAGATTGCAGGCGACGAGGATCCGCTAGGTGAAAACTACGATGAGACGTACTACAGGCACGAACAAACTGGCCCGCAAAAGCTGACGCCAGACGAGCATCATCGCCAAGAGCAGATGAAGCAGGTTGTAGTCTATGAGTCCTATGTTGAAGCAGACATGGAAGGTGACGGCGAGCCGCGACTTTACAAAGTAATGTCAGCTGGCAACACAATGCTTGATCTCGAAGAAGTAGATCGCAGGCCATTCATTGTTTACACACCTATCCCTGTGCCGCACGCCTTTCATGGCGAAAACTTCGCTTACAAGATTATGCCTACGCAGAACGCTCGCACAGCGCTTATGCGGTCGATCCTTGACCATGCGTCAGTGACGACAAACCCTCGTTATCTTGTACAGAAAGGTGCACTGCAGAATCCTCGCGAACTTCTTGACAACCGCTTAGGTGGCATCGTCAACGTTACGAGACCAGATGGAGTAACGCCGCTGCTGCAGAACGCTCTGAACCCATTTGTGTTTCAGACAATACAGCAGCTTGAAGAAGACGCTGAAAACACCAGCGGCATCAGTAAGCTTTCGCAAGGTCTAAACAAAGATGCAGTAAGCAAGCAGAACTCTGCAGCAATGGTTGAAAATCTTGTCAACCTATCGCAGCAGCGTTCAAAGATTATTGCACGCAATTTTGCCAATAACTTTCTTCGCCCGTTGTTCTTGGAAGTCTACCGGCTTGCAATTGAAAACGAGCGCTATGAAAAGATCGTTGCAGTTGCAGGCAACTACGTTCAGATCAACCCACGCGATTGGGCTGAACGCCGTGACGTCGAGGTGTCATTTAGACTTGGCTACGGCGAACAAGAACGCGAAGCACAAAAGTATCAAGCGCTGCACGCCATGCTGTCGCAAGACCCTGGCATCCAGCCCTTCTACACTCCGCAAAATCGTTATGCGATGGTGCGCAACGCACTGCTCAACATGGGCATCAAAGACGTCGATACTTATCTGACGCCGCCTGAGCAAGTGCAGCCACCTCAGCCTAGCGAAGCTGAGCAAATGCAGATGCAGATCACAATGAAGCAGCTTGAGCTTGAAGAGCGCAAAGTCGCGCTGCAAGAACAAGAAGCACAGATGCGTGCGCAAATCGAAGCTGAGAAGCTTGAGATTGATAGAGCGCGTGCAGAGGTTGATCTTGCAACCCGTTACAGCACGGAAGAGCGCAAAGACTTCGACTCTGAAACACGTGCAGACATTGCTTACAAAGAGCTCGATATGGCCAAAGCAACACCTGCAGGTGAGCGCACCGCTGTTGTCAGCCCGAACGCATAAGGACAAGCAATGGCAAAGAAAAAGGAACCTCGGCTGTCTGTCGGCCGAGGTGAGAAACTTCCTGCGTCGAAAGGTGCAGGACTTACTGCCAAAGGCAGAGCCAAATACAACCGCGCTACTGGCGGCAAACTAAAAGCGCCAGTAACCGGCAAAGTCAAACCAGGGAGTAAAGCAGCAAAGCGCCGCAAGTCGTTCTGTGCCAGATCAAAAGGCTGGACAGGCGAGCGGGGCAAAGCGGCTCGTCGTCGCTGGAAATGTTAGGAGAGCATGTTGAACGACCAACAAATTATTGAGCAGGGGTCTCAAGCTGAGACGCTGCTTTCGAGTGACGCGTTTACCAAAACCGTCAGAGGCTTACTTGATAATTACGTAAGCGTTTTTTTCTCGACTGAACCGCTACAAACCGATGAGCGCCAAGCTGCTTATTTCGGGGCGCGCGCCATGAACGAGATCATAAACACACTCAATCAGCAGGTGTCGATGAAAGATCAGATCCTGCAATCGAAGGAGTAATAAATGTCAGAGACTACTCAAAGCGTCTCCGAGACCCCAGAACAAAGTCCTACTGTGGACTCAGCAATTGATGCCTTTCTGAAACGTTGGGAAGACTCTCCGCAAGAGACATCTGAAGAGCGGGATGAAGGCGAAGCAGAAACTGCCGAGGTAAGCGATACCGAAGAGTATGAAGAGGTAGTGGAAGCTGACGACCAGGAGGTCGTTGAAAGTGAAGAGATGGACCTCGATGAAGAGGTGACCGAATATGACGAAGAAGAAGTCGAGTATGTGGATTACGCAGACGACGACTTTGTAACTACCGTCAAAGTTGGTGACACCGAGCACGAAGTATCCGTCAAAGACTTGAAACGGCTATACGGTCAAGAAAAGTCGCTTACACAAAAATCGCAACAAGTAGCAGAGCTACGCAAGACTCTTGAAACAAACGAGAAGAAGACTGCAGCAATATTGCAGAACCTTCTTGGCAAAGCTGAAGAAAAGCTAAAGCCGTATGCAGAGATCGATATGCTCCTGGCGTCTAAGACCATGGAAGCTGACGATTTTGCCCAATTGCGCAAAGAGGCACAAACTGCATACGACGAGTATCAGTTTTTGCATCAAGAGGCAGATCAATACTTAGAGTACATCGCGGAAGCACAAAAAGAGCAGATTAAAGCTCGTGCAAGTGAAGCGATGGAAGTCTTGCAAAAAGACATCCCTGAGTGGTCAGAGAAAATGTACGACAGTCTTCGCGAGTATGGTGTCAGCCAAGGGCTGAGCCGAGCAGACGTCGACCAACTCGTTGACCCTGCTGCGATCAAAATAATGTTGAAAGCAATGAAGTTTGATCAAGGCAAAAAGGTGGCTGTCAAAAAACGCACCAAAGCACCACGAAAAGTATTGAAGTCTGGGGCAACAAAACCCACGAGCACCAAACAACGTGTGACTAAGCAGGCCATGGAAAACCTAGCTAAGTCAGGAAGCACTGATGCTGCACGTGATGCCTTTCTTGCGCGTTGGTCTGCTGAGTAAACCAACCTCTTAAGAAGGGAATCTTCGAAATGGCTACGTATACCACGTACAACCAGATCGGCATCAAGGAAGATATCTCAGATATCATCTCGAATATTACGCCGACTAATACACCGTTCCTGTCGTCCATCGGCAAAGAATCGGTGCACAACACCCTGTACCAGTGGCAGGAAGACAGCCTCGCATCTACTGCAGAAAATGCAGAAGTTGAAGGCTTCACCGCT